AGTTTGCAGCCTTCCTAAAAGTTTTGGAAGATGGTAGAGACCAATGAGCTTAGTCCTCAATGTAGAAATCCTTGGTGAGTTCAAGAAGCTAACTTCGGCTACTCAGGGAGCTAACAAACAGCTTGCTGGACTTCAAGGAACTGCCAAGAAGATTAGCTCAGGCATTGGCCGAGCATTCGCAACTATTGGTGTTGGTCTATCTTTTGCAGTAATAACCAGAGAGCTCAAAGACGCAGCTCAGGCAGCCGTCGAGGATCAGAAGAGCCAGGGCCTTTTGGCTACCGCTCTGGAGAACACTACTGGAGCTAACAACGCTCAAATCGCTTCAGTTGAAAAGTCAATCAAGAAGATGCAACTTCAAGCTTCAGTTGCAGATGACGAGATTAGACCGGCTTTTGCCAAACTAGCTAGAGCAACCGGAGACGTCGAGGAATCCACCAAGCTAATGTCTTTGGCGCTTGACATTGCAGCTGGAACTGGAAAGAGCCTAGACGCAGTTACCACAGCCTTGTCTCGAGCTGTTGGGCCAGAGGGAACTACCGGAGCGCTTGAAAGACTTGTGCCGGCAATTAAGGGCGCTAAAGACCCAATGGCTGAGCTTGAAAAGCTATTTGAAGGCAGCGCGGAAAAGGCAGCCAATCTAGATCCATACCAAAGAATGAACATTATCTTTGGCGAGATGCAAGAGCAAGTGGGTATGGCCCTTCTCCCAGTATTGGAAAAGTTCTCTACCTGGTTGGCTACGCCAGAAGGTCAGGCAAAGCTTCAGGAAATTGTCGATGGCATTGTTGCCATAATCGAAGAGGGAATCAAGCTTGTTGCTTGGGTAGATAAGAACAAGAACTGGCTAGTGCCGATGGTTGTTGCAATCGGAGCTGTTACGACAGCCTGGAACATCGCGACCGGAGCTGCTAACGCTTACAAGGCAGCAGCGCTATTGGCAGGTGCAGTTGGAGCCGTTGGCGCTGGGGTTGGAGCTGGACTAGCTGGAGTTGGCGCTGGAGCTGCAGTTGGTGGATACATGGAAGGCGTTGCTCGAGGACAGACTTCGAGAATACTATCTGGAGATACACGCTACTCAGAAACCGGCAGACTCTTTGGCGATGCATTCCAACAGCCAAAGCAAAACGTAACAATCAACATCAACAAGGGGAACGTAACCCCTAAGGAAATTGCCGACGCAATAAACAAGGGAACCAAGAGCACGGGAGCTCCGTCAATTACTTCAGCTGCGCTTAGGCGTCTCGGAGCACAATGATTCCAAACTTTAACATTGAAAACAACCTTGTAGTCGAGTTCTTACTTCCCGACGAGGACGGCAGTAGCTTTATCCTGGGCATTAGCCTTTTGGGCGGAGACGATGTTCTCGGTGGCTTTGATGAGTTCACAATCAATCTCTCCCTAATCGGTGGCAACGATGTCCTTGCTCCTAGCTCGGGCCTAAAGTGGCAAGATGTTGGATGCGAGACTTCTAAGGTTGGGCTAAGCATTGGGGGAGCTATTGCCGATGCAATCTATTTCCAACCACAACCAGGCACGGCCAACATAACCCTTCAGAGCTTTGACCTAGATCCGACAGTAAACAAGAACATTAGGGCTAACACAAAAATTCGAGTAAGACTTGATTCTGAGGAATTAGACCGAGTTCTATTTGTGGGCTATATCGACACCATAGATGTGACTTACTTCCCCCAGGGCCCGAACCTAATTCGCATTAGAGCCTTTGACCTTTACAAGTCAATTGTAAACCTTCGTATTGATGAGTGGGACACAACCGGTCTGCCAGGAGGAACCTATGCGACGGTCGATGAAGTATTTGAGCTTCTATCAATCAAAACCGGAACTACTTTAGCCAGCCATTCTGTTCCAGTTGAGGGCAAGATTCCTTCGGTGGATATAACTAACGTTTTGGTTCCGGACATTATCAACGATGCAATCTCCGTGGGGCTGGCTGTCGTTTGGATAGACCAAGACACAGAAGAGCTAACCGTTATTCCTAGACCACAAGAGGAAACCGGAACTGCAACCACATACATAATTGGCAATGACCACTCACTTAGCCCTTATCACCTATGCCTATCGGAGATTGTAGTCAGCTCGGATGCCGATGCTGTTTACAATTCCCTAAAGGTAGCCCTGACTTCTGATCCTGAAACCTTTGTCATCATAAGAGACCAGGACTCTATCGATCTCTACGGAGAATCAGCCATCGACGTGGCAATCAATACAACCGATTCGACCGAACTAAACCGTTGGGCTACTGCCGTTTACGAGCAAGCGCCCACAAAGCTAGTTAGTCAAGTCAGCACTCCGGCCAAGGACAGGCTGGGAAACCTAACCGAAGCAGCGGTGTTTACACCGGGAACTCTGGTTGGGGTCAGTTATACTAAGGATCAGCTCAATATTGTGGGATACTACACTATCATCAAGGTAAACCACGACATTGATGTAGACAACTGGTTCACAACTCTCGAACTATGGAAAGCAGCTTAAATGGCATTCAAAGTCTTCTCTAACGGAAGCACACTACCAGCTTCAGATCTGAACGATTACCTCATGAGGCAGTCGGTTATGGTCTTCTCAAACTCAACAGCTCGCGCTTCAGCTATTACTTCTCCTAATGAGGGAATGCTCACCTGGCTAGAAGACGTCAATAAATACCAATACTACTCAGGGACAGCTTGGGTAGACCTAGGCGATCAGCCTGCTGGCTGGTCAGACAAGTCTGCCAACTACTCAATCGTTGCAGCTGACCTTGGAACTACAATCCGTTCAACTGGATCAGCTATCACAATTACAATCGACAACGTGCTAACTCAGCAGGGCGATCGTATCGACTTTATCCAGGCAGGTGCCGGGCAAATTACATTCGCAGCTGGAGCTGGAGTCACACTATCTTCAGCAGACTCAAATTTAAAAACAGCTAAACAATTTGCTGCAGCTTCTGTTGTCTTTGGTGGATCAGGTGTTTACTACTTGATTGGAAACCTAGGCGCGTAATGCTTATCCCTTTAGGAATACTTGCTGGTTCGGTAGTTAGTTCAATAAAAGCTGGCTATTTTGGCGGTGGACGCACTACAGTAAACGTGACCACAATCGATAAATTCCTGTTTCCATCTGATACTCAAAGCACTCTAGGCACGGGGTTATCAACAGCTAGAATTGAGCTTGCCGCAATGTCAAACTCTAACGTTGCTGGTTATTATGTTGCTGGTAGCACCGGATCACCTGGTGGGGGCCCTGCTACGACAACAGTTAACAAACAAACTTTTCCCAGTGATGTTATTAGCACATTGGGAACCGGACTGCCTTCTGCAAGGTATTTCAATGGTGCAATGGCGAATTCAGGAACTGCAGGTTATAGCGCAGGCGGACTAGATGCTTCGTCTAATGACGTTGCCGACATCAATAAGATTACATTTTCCACAGATGCGATAACCACTTTAGGATCAACTCTTGGTGCAGATAGCTACGTTATAGCAGGTATGGCTAACTCTGGAACGGCGGGCTATTTTGGTGGAGGTCTTCGATCTGGATTTTCGTCATCCGTAGTTGTCAAAATGACGTTTTCAACTGAAGGGACTGCATCGCTTGGAACTGGACTTAGCTCAGCAAGGTATTCATTAGCTGCTATGGCAAACTCTGGAACTGCTGGTTATTTTGCAGGAGGCAATACCGGATCAATTGTTTCAACTGTTGATAAATTTGCATTTCCTTCCGATACAAGAACCACATTAGGAACTGGATTGAGCGCAGGTAGAGAAAACCTAGCGGGAATGGCTGACTCAGGCATCGCCGGATACTTTGGTGGAGGAAACGAAGGCTCAGTTGTTACTACAGTAGATAAATTTGCATTTCCTTCGGATACCAGAACAACTTTGGCAACAGGCTTAAGCTCGGCCAGAAACAGACTTGCGGCCATGGCAAATTCGGGAATAATTTGATGTTTGATGAAATCAACAAAGCAATAGAAGAGGTTCAGCAACCACGCTCACGTTTTCAGTTAGAACGTTTTGTTTTAGGTCAACACGCAACCGATGAGATGAAGTACTACCAGACAGTTATTGAACTTCAAGACGTTATCTACAAATACAAACTGGCAGTCATAAGTGTAAAAAAGTCAAAGCTAAAGATTGCAAAGCTAAAAGCAACTGGTAATGATTTAGACGAACTAAAAGCACAAGAGCTTGAACTTGGACTAGATCAAACTTGTTTCGCCATGTTAGGAGCAGAGCGAGAGCTGAAGCAGTTATTAGAAATCTTTGACAGCTTTCCACACAAATACACTAGAGCCGAAATTGAAGCTGCTCAACCTGATTACTGGCAAGCAAGACTGACCAACAACGCTAAAGCCATGTTGATGGGTGGTCAAAGCGTAAACGCATCGCACATTGAGGCTATGGAACAAGCTGGAATTCTTGAAAGTTTTGTTGCAGAGGTAGAAAAGACAAAAAAGGAACTCGCATGAATTACGCAACCTGGAAACTCAACTTTACTGACCCGAATTACGGAACCGGGCCTGAAGACAAAATTCGCGAACTTGGCTTTCATGCAGAGGCAGCTTGGGTTGATGGGCAAGTGGAAAATGGTGCAACAATACTCGGTTATATAAGCGAACGATTGGATGAAAGAAAATTAAAAGCCTGGCAGGTTACTAATTTAGTTCAAGCTGAAGCACTTGCCTTTTGTCAGGCTATAAATTTTGAAGCGTATTTACTTGACGATGGAAGAATTACTGCACCAATTGAAAGCCTAATTGGATAATGGCAGACGATATAACCGGCGTGAGAATCACTCAAAACGCCATCTACGCTAAGCAGCTTGAACATGGAGAAACTCTAATAAAGATCCTCGAGAAGTTAGATCACTTGGATGATGTCCCAGACAGACTTCGAGAGGTCGAGCTTACTTTGGCGCGTTTAGCCTGGATCGAGAAGATCGCTTACACAGGACTCTCCGCTGCACTCGTTTCAATTATCGGACTAATAATCAGCTTAGGAGCTAAATAATGAGCGAACCAAATAACTTCACAATCGACGCCGGTGCCAGGCTGGTCAAAACTTTTGTTTATGAAAATCCAAACGGCACAGTTGTTAACTTGACCGGATACACAGCAACATTCCAAATCAGAAGATCAACCTTTGGGCCTTTGGTAACTTCCGCAACACCCACAATCAACTCTTCGACTTATGTGATTACCTTGACCCTTACCCCAGAGCAGACCTTGTTGCTTAGAGACTCGAACTACGTTTACGCTATCCAAGTCTCTAATGCTTCAACTGGCGATGTAAAGATTGCATCCCACGGAGTCCTGACAATAAACCAAGCGATTGTAAGATAGTGATCTGGCCCTACAAGAAACCCCTGCCTCCAATTACGTATGATTTTGGCTGGCGGATACATCCAATTTTGGGATACAGGAAACACCATAACGGCACGGACTACGCGTCTGCAATTGGTCGCAAGCTATTCGCTGTAGCCGATGGCAAGGTCACTTACGCTGGCCCAAGCACTCTCAAGTTCAAAAATGGGGAGCCGGCTGGCGGTGGCTACATCGTAAGAATCCAATTCAAGGATGCTGGCAAGTTTTACACCGCGACTTATATGCATCTTCGCAAGGGATCTCTAGCCGTTATCAAGGGTCAGAAAATTAACCAGGGAGACTTGGTTGCAGAGTCAGGCAACACCGGAGAATCAACCGGGCCTCACTTACACTTCGAGATTCAGTCGGGTCGGTTCTATACTTGGAATGCAAACGGCAAAGGCTATCTAGATCCAGTTCCATTTATCAAAGCAAGATTGGACAAATAATGAAAGCAGAAACTTGGGCGCATTTACGCAAGGCTCTATGGAGCTACCTTCGAGCTGCATTGGCAGCAGTTGGAGCATTAGTTCTAGCTGGCATCGAAGACCCTGGAACAATTACAGCTTCAGCTCTTATCGCTGGAATCCTTGGCCCATTGGTTAGGTCATTAGACCCTAACGATGACGCATTTGGAATCGGAGCTTCAATTGAAGAGGCTTATGAAACTGCAAAAGAAGACGAGCCTCAGCCATAATGTCACACCCGGTCAATAGGATCGGGCCATGGAAATCACACAGAAAATTGAAGCTTTAGGCTTTGGCAGGTATTTGGGAACCTTCGATCCCAACTCCGAAGAATGGCACGCAGCTCGAGAGGGCATTGGCGGTTCTGACATCGGCGCAGTAATGAATAAAAACCCTTGGAAGTCTGCCTATCGACTTTGGGCTGAAAAGACCGGCCAGCTGTCCGACGAAGTGGAACCCTCAATGCCGATGAAACTAGGCACAGCTTTCGAAGCTCCAATCAGAGATTTATTTCGAGAGCAAAACGAGGGATGGCTAACTGTACATGAGACCGGAACCTGGCAGAGTGTTGCCAACCCAATCCTAAAAGCCAACCCCGATGGCATTATTGAATGGGCCGATGGCAAGCTCGGAGTCCTCGAGATCAAGTTCACTCGGCAATACTGGGATGAGCTTCCAGAGCACTACAACCTTCAAGTTCAACATTACCTTCAAGTTTTAGGTCTAGAGCGCGGAATCGTCGTAGCGGTCGCAGGAGGCGAATGGAAAGAGTTTGAGGTCGTTTGGGATGATTCCCTTCAGAAGGAAATGAAAGAGGCTGTACGAGCCTTCTATGGCTTTATAACCTCGAACACGGCTCCAGACTACGATGGCAGCGACTCGACTTACGAAGCTGTTAGGGAGTTATCAGAAGGCTTGCAGGAAGGCGAGATTGAACTTGGATCGCTTTGGTCTAACTTGACTGCCACAAAGACTCAAGCTGAATACTGGGACAACGCGCTCAAAGCTCAGAAGTCAGCGGTGCTTGCTTTTATGAATGGAATCAAATACGGTCTCTACCAGGGCGA